AGAGATGTTGTAGGAGAGTGGTTCTACGCTTACGCCCTCATACATGCCCAAAACATGCGGAGTCTGATGTGCTATCTGTACGGAGCATACTAAGTCAGTGGCAAAGGCGGCTGTCTTACCGTCAATGATTAGCTTAATCTTGTCCCCGGTTATAAAAAATGGTTTGATTCCAGCCATGCCCTTATTATAAACCTTAAAAAGTTAACTTAGAAAATAAAAAGGCGACTGTTTAAGTCGCCTTTTTAATTGACTTTACTATACTTTTGTGTCTTAGCTTAGGTCTTGATCGCCCGAGTTGCTTGACGTGAACGAGTCGTCGGAAGCCAAAACGCCTACAAAGCCCAATCTGTCAACCAAGATTCCACGCTTGTTGATACCAGCCGACTTGCGGTTAAAACGACAGTCGGTGATGGTGATAAACGAGGTGATATTGGTATTTGGGTTTAATGCTGCAGGATCAGCTGAACCACCGAGACTAGGAGCAGTCTTTTGATAAACTTGAAGGTTCCAGCTGGAAGACAACAACATGTTGCCTGGATCCATTTGAAAAGATTGATTAACGCCGGTGTTTCCGGTCACGTTTCCTAGACCGTTACCCTTGCCGTTTGCTGCGGCGCCAATTGCGCCTGCCTTGGTAGCCGTAGCAGTGTATCGAACAACGCTAAGCTCACCACCAACTGTGTAGTTAACTGGTTCGTTCGTAACTGCTTCATACTTACCCATCACTTCGATCGGAACAGTATCAACACTAACGCTATAAGAAACATCTGATGCATATGCAAAAGTCTTACCATCTACGGTGATCTTCGCATTCGCTCCAGTAATAAAAGCGGGTAACATATTAGCCATAAGATAACTCCATGCCAGTAAGGTTCTGGCTTACCAATAATTTAACTCCACAATATTGTGGATTAAGTCTAGTATATCAGAAGTTAAGTTAAGACTTGTTGCTCTTTTTGAAGTTGTCTTCAGACCAAAGTGGCTGTAGATTTGTGTAATGACAGGCTAACTTTTGTTGCTCGACATCTTCTAAATTGAAAGCATCCAATGGCTTTATGTGATCAATATGCCACCCATCGTTCGCGTAATTACTCCACGTCATTTCTGGTTGCCATTTAGATTCAATGTAAGATTTTAGTTCGGATATGCGACAACCGATAAGGTCTAAACTTTTGTCCTTTTTATTTGTCTTTAGTGCTCTACTGATACGCACTCTTATTTTACAGGTAAGTTTGAACAATGTATCATTTTGATATCGTTCGCGATTATAGTCTCTTTTACGCTCGCGTCTAGTTGCCTTAGTTTCTTCAGATTCTAGTTTAGTTTTACGTTCTTTTAATGTTTTTTCACTGTTGAGAATCCACCAGTGTTTGTTGCCGTGCTGCGCAGAGCAATACTTTTTATTCTTTGCTCTACTAGTATCCTCAAAGATAAAACTACAAAATAAACAGTTTTTGACCATACTGTTATTATACCACAAACGACTATATCAAAAACAAAGGCCCCAGTATTTCTACTGAGGCCCCTGTATCATACCATCGAAACAATATGAGGAATATTAGGCTGCTGACGAAGCACGTTGAAGTGTAATCGTAGCGAGAACAAAGTCAATTCCTTCGACCAATTTGACAGTTACACTTATGTTGATAGTGTTGCCCACTATTTGAACTACAAGTTGTTTGTAACCATTTGCTGCATCAGATGTAGATACCGTGATTCCTTGAGCTAAGTAACTGGTCAAAATAGCTGCGCAAGTTTGACTTACCTCAGCGGCAGAGACCGTATTCTTCACGCCGACATAGATGTCTTCAAGCTGTTGACGGAAGTCATAAGCGATAACATCAGCTGCGTACAAGACGTTACCACGGTTGTATACCCAGTTTGCATCACGACCGTATGTGGTGTTATCCACAACAAGGCGATATCCACCCTGAGGAGGCTTTTCCCAGAAGGTAATACCGTTCTGAATTGCATCGTCATACTGAGTTGCAGGATTAAAACCGATGACAATCTTCGACTCAGGAGTTGATAGCAACTGACCCGTCTGACGAATGCCAGCAGTGTTGAAGTACTTGAACGTCATAGGCAAACCAACTGGAGCACCACCGCGTGCGCCCGCTAGCAAGCAAGCACCAGCCCAAGGCAAGTACCACTGAAGGACTCCCAACGAACTAGTTTCAAGCTGATCCTGAATCACGAGCTGGATGCGAGCATCAGCGAGATTCTGAGATTGAAGCTTGCAGTTTTGATATGAGTCCTTTAGAGACAAATACCCTTGACATTCAGACTTTTGCTTTACAGTTGCCTGCAAGCTTAGGAATGTTTTAACTGCTTGATGGATGGCATCAATGGTGTAGTTAGAACTTGGATCAGTGATAAGGTCCAAGATGTCCTGAGAAGCATCTCTCGAGAAGAGAGGCACAACTGAGTTAACGTGAACGCCCTGAATCTTTGCAAGAGCTTCAACGATGTCAGCACTCTGTGTTCCACCAAGAGTTCCACCTGCTAGATAGGTAGGACCTTGAGGATCAAGAAGGCCGCGGCCTCCTTGTCCAGAGGCTTGAACTAGTGCTACGTTAGTACTCTGTGAGAAGAAGTTTACAACAGAGTAAGCGTCATCCTTGATTTGAGCTGGCAAGCTACCGTTAGCGCTGTTCGCTCCAACGTTTGAAACTTGGTCAAGAGAGCTTGTAGGCAACTGACCAACAAGCGTGCTTGGCAATGCTGCGGCCCAGTTTCCACCAGTGCTTCCATTGATGAACTGTACCAGCGCGTATAGCGAGGTGAAGTTGGCCAACGGGATCGTGTACTGGATAACGCTGTTGTTGATGAGGAGCATGTTGGTTGCGTTCACTGTAACCACAGGAGCAACGCTGCTACCACCGATATATCCAACATCAAGCACGAGTGTTCCACCGACTGCTCCCGACTCAATCATCAAGGTACCAGTGTTGTTGATCGTGATAACGGACATGTCCTCAGTTTCAGAGGTGTATAGTCCTGCAAGGATATGCACAGGTGCTAGCAAGCTTCCGCTTACAAGCTGGAAGTTTTGTCCAAAGCCATTACGCTGTGCGTTTACTGCAAGCGATTGAGCAATGTTTAAAAATGCAGCACTGTCAGAGGCACCAGAAACTGTGAAGGTCATTCCGGAAGGAACGCCCAACGACCAGTTACTGCCATTCGATAGTGCGCTTTGAAGCAATGCTCTCGTTACCACTCCGCTAGGAAGCGTGAACGTGTTGTCAAGTGAAGTTGCCGCGCCATTGATACGTAGTACCAAGGTAAGACCTGCACCAGCGACGATAGTTCCACCACCGAGGGTGACAGAGGATCCAGGGCTTGTTCCTACGTTTCCGTAGAAGAAACTCGCACCAGTATTTGTAATTGCTGAGCTAGCCAATGCTGCAAAACTTCCTGCTGCACCGAGCAAGCTAGATGCTTGTGCGTGAACGCTTGTTGCTGCAGAGAATGTCACTGCTGCCGTTAGAGCGATCATGCTGCCGTTTACTGTACCACCAAGTGTGTCGGTGATAGAAGCTTGGGCAATAATGTTACCTTGAAAAACTCCAGTAAAACCAGAGTTGATGGTTGCAGAAGATCCAACAACCCAGTAGACATTAGCTGCTGTAGCTCCACCAGATAGTGTGATCGTAGGAGTTCCACCTGCACCAGTAGTTAGAGTGCTGGAGCACAAGAACACATATGTTCCTGCTCCGTTAAGCGTCAGAGTACCAGGACCAGACGCGGCTAAGTTGAATGCACCACTTGATTCCGTGTAAACACCAGGAACAAGAGTTTGGCCATCCAAGATTGCTGCAATGGGCGTTGGAGTTTCACCTTCAAAAGATGTGTATGCTGCTAGCGCGTTTGCCTGTGCCTCTATTGCGAGAGCGTCATCCAAGTGTGGAGATCCGCTAACGATTTGATCGAACGGAGCACCAGTAAGATTAAACGATGCAGTTGAAGTTGTCTGAGCTGGTTGAGCCGGTACAGCAACATCTTGATACGTGATCAAGTTTCCGCTAGTTCCATACAATACTGAGTCAAGCGTTCCAAAGTTATTTGCTAGAGCAAGCGAAGCCTGTGTGGAATTATTGGTCTTGTAAATGTAAACCTGTTGAGCTCCACCTGGCAATGCGCCGTCTGCGCCTGGCGCAAATAAGAACGTACAAGCATCCACGATTGGTCCACTTCCATATAAACTTGTGAGAGCTGGAAGTTGATCGGGTGTGTAAAAATTTGTAGAAAAATCAGTGATGGTGGATACAGGAGGTCCAGACACCGATTCACCGAAGATAGCTACCAATCCCGTAGGTGATAGAGGGAAACCACCGCCAAGGTCAATTATTTCCTCGGAATAAGCACCTGGCTTATAAATTGTAGCCCCATTAAATGTTACGTTAATTGCCATGGCAAATCTCTCCTAAGTCAGTTAAGTGAGTAT